CACAATCGTTCGCAAAACGATTTTGAAAACGGGGGTAGTTTCAGGGATTTCCCTAAACGCAAAAGGAAAAGACATGACAAAGAAAACATTACCATCAAATTTACGCATTGTTCGTTCAACGGATAAGGAAGTTGTGTTGCCTGAAAAAATCCGCGCAAGGATTCCGCAGGCTGATTGGTTGGAAAACCCCGATGCGTGGAACGCAAGCAAGTTTATTAAAGAAACATCCGATTTCATGTATGACATTTACGGGATTGACGCTGACCAAGACAAGCATTTGCTTGCAATGTTGGCTGACCAAATTTCAATGTATGTTGAAGCGAAGAAAGGTGTGGCGCGTGAGGGGCTTATTACTGAATTTAATGGTGGCGTAACAAAAGGTGCAAACATTTACTTTTCAATTATGAAAGAAACATTAAGCAAGATTGTAGTGTTGATGAATGAATTGGGTTTGACACCTAAAGGCAGATTAAACAAAACATCAACCAACACAGGTTCTTATAATGATTTATTAGCAGGCGTTAAAGTTACCAAAAAATGAAATTAGAAGATGGGATTTTTTACGCAATAGATGTAGTCAAAGGCAACACGCCTGTTTGCAATAATGTTAAGTTGGCTTGCCAGCGATTCCTTGACCAATTAGAAAACAAGCATTGGGAATATGAATTTGTTGCCGACCATGTGGAACACATTCTTAAATTCTTTGGAACGCTTAAACACACTAAAGGCGCGGATGCAGGCAAACCGCTAATCCTTGAACCGTTTCAAATCTTTGCCCTATGTGCCATCTATGGTTTTCGTAGTAAAAAAGACCATGAAAAACGCATGGTAACGGATGTCATTATTTTTATTCCACGCAAAGCAGGCAAATCAACATTTACCGCAGGCATAAGCCTTTACGAATTACAGTTTGGCGAAGCAGGTGCGGAAGTGTTTACATTGGCAACTAACCGCGAACAGGCAACTATTGTGTTTGATGCCGCTAAGGGCTTTGTTGATAATATGCCGACTGAAGTTCAAAATGTGTTTGATGTCAGCAAATACGAAATTAAAAAAACTAGCGATTTGCAATCTATGTTTAAAGCCCTATCACGCGACAACAAAAAGTCGGGCGATGGTAAGAACGCCAGTTGCGCCATAGTAGATGAAGCCGCGCAGATTGTAGATAGAAACAGCATTGAAGTTATTCATTCGGGCATGGTGGCACGCCGCAACCCTTTACGCATATACATAACAACTGCATCGTTTACTAAAGATACTAAGTTTTATGAAGATATGCAAATGTTTGAAGCCATGTTGCATGGCGATGCGTCAGACAACCCACATTGGTTTGGCTTGTTATATGGGCTTGACCCACAAGATGATTGGCGCGACCCAACAACATGGGCAAAGGCTAACCCTATGCACGGCATTAGCATTTATCAAGACGCTATTGCTGAACGGTGCGAACAGGCAAAGTTAAAACCTGCCGCATTAAATGAGTTTTTATGCAAAACACTTAATGTTTATGTGTCCGCAAACAGCGCATGGCTTGACCGACAATACTGGGATGATAGCGTTGGTGAAAGCAAAGGCGAACCCGAATCGGTATTTATAGGCTTTGACCTTGCCGCCACACGCGATTTAAACGCTGTCTGCACGCTTAAAAGGTATAGCAATGAAGATTACCATGCCGAGTTTAAGTTTTTCCTGCCTGAAGATGGCTTGGCATTAGTGCCTACACATTACCGCGATGTATTTGACCAAGCCGTTAAGTCAGGCATATTGCATATTACCCAAGGCAATGTAATGGATGACCGCGAAATAAGCGATTATATAAAAAGTCAAGCGACACTTTACAATGTGAAAGAAGTTGGCTATGATGCTTATAACGCCGCATCTTTAATTGCGCGTTTACACGATGCTGGCATACCCGTTAAAAAGGTTGGGCAAGGAATGGCGGTTTTAAGTAACCCATCCAAGCACATAGAAAAACTGGTAATGTCGCAATTCATAAGACACGATGGCAACCCATTTGTAGGTTGGCAGTTAGGCAACTGCGAAGTTTATGAAGATGTAAACGGGAACATCAAGGTGCGTAAGAACGAAGCAGATAAATCAGCAAAGGTTGATGGCATTATTGCACTAATTATTGCCATGCATTGTTCGCTTGATAATCCCTTGGCTTCATCATCATACGGTTTCCGTAGTTTATAAGGGATTAACATGGCAATTTTAGATATTTTCAAAAGAAAATCATCGGCAAACGCAAGCGAAAGCAATACGCTTTTTGGTCAAACAGCCCTTGGTAATAACATCATCCGCAACGCAGGTGCGAAACAATTCGCATCATCTAGCCAATTATTATATGTAACAACATCAAGTGCCAATGAAGCAGGTCGCTTGGTGGATATGTCGGTTCTAAGCCGAAATTCAACCATTATGTCTTGCGTAGGCGTTAAAGCACGCGCACTTGCACAATTACCCATTAAGATTATGGCAACAACCGATGATGGTTCATTAGTTGATGCCACATTAAGCGATAAAGTAACGGCACGCGATAAAGCCAAAGCCAAATCCGTTCTTTCATTATTGCAAGCCCCTAATAACTTTCAAAGCCAATACGAATTTTGGTATCAATTCTGTATGTGGCTTGACCTATCGGGTGAAGTGTTTACTGTTCTATGGCGTAAAGACCAAGAAAACAGCCAACAAACACCTTTGGAAATGTATGTGTTAGACAGCACGCTTATAAGCGCAACTATCACGCCAACCCGTTACCCAACTTATAGGCTTTCAACGCCATCTTACGGTTTTAGTAAAGATGCGCCATTACAAGCCCATCAAGTTATGCACTTAAAAGAAGCGGCATGGCAAGGTTCAGCAGGTTTTAACAAAGGCATCTTAGCGGTTGAATTAGTATCGCTTGACCAAGACATTGACCTTTATGCAAACTTTATAATGACCAATGGCGCGAAGCCAAGCGGAATGTTTGTTACTGACCAAGTAATTCCTGACACAAAATACAAAGAAATTGCGGCAAGGCTTAAAGAAGCGTGGTCAAGCATGACAGGTTCACGCCCAACAGACCTAAGTAAGCCTGGACAATCCATGTTGCTTGATAACGGCATGAAATACTTGCCGATTGATATGCTTAACCTGCAAGATGCTGATTGCGCCAACCTTAAAATGCAAACAATGAAGCGTATATGCGGTTTGTTTGGTGTGCCAGTTGCAATGCTATCTATTGAAGATGGCAAGTTTAACAACAGTCAAACAATGCTTGATGAATTCTATAAATCAACAATTTTCCCGATGTTGGTAAACATTCAGCAAAAACTGAAACAAAGTTTGTTGCAAGGCTATCCAAACCTATGCGTTGAATTTCAAACAGAATCGTTTTTAAGCGGTGCGCCGCTTGACCAAATGAATTATGTGGTTGCTGGTGTCAATAACGGAATACTAACGCCTAACGAAGCGCGTGCATATCTTGGCAGGGCTGAAATTGAGGGCGCAAACGAATTAAAAGATAAAGCCAAGCCAGCAAGTCCGATTGCAGGCAGTTCGCCACAAGATACTGGCGGCGGCGGCAACACATCAAGCGTTGGCAAAACAGGTCAAGCAGGCAAAGCATAATGACAAAAAAAGAGTTGAAAGAATTAAGATTATTATTATTAACCGTTCAAATGAAACAAGCGGCAGACAAGCGCGTTAAAATGTCGCTTAAAACAAACGGTATGGAAAACAAAGGGGTTATTATTCATGGCTAAAGATGTTAAGTTTTTTTATGAAAGCGAAGTTGCTTTAGGCGTGAGTGCCGATGAAGCCGAAATGTGCGGAACGATTGAAGCCGTTTTGACAACATGGGGCGCACGCGAGGGTGCAGACGGTAGGCGTTTTAACTATCAACCTGAAGCGTTTAAAGAATGGGCGGCAGGTTACGCTGAAATGGGCAAGCCTTTGCCAATGTATTTCCAACACAATGACGAATCATTGCCTGTTGGCGAGTGGACTATGTTTGAATTTGATGATGTAGGCATGACGGGCAAAGGTCGCTTGTTTACTAATACAACTATTGGCAAAGACCTATATACAATTATGAAAGAATCGCCAAACATGGTTGGTGGTGTTTCAGTTGGCGCATACGCCGATGAATATCAAATGGTAAATGCTAATAATGAGGTTATGAACCCATTAGACCCTGCTTATGATGAGGGTTACTTTCAAATTACTAAAGGTGGTTTGCGCGAAGTGTCTATCGTGATGAACCCAAACAATCCTGAAGCAAATATAAACAAACTTGAAAATGTTTATCGTGCTGACGGAACAATAAACCTTAAAGAAGTAGAATCTGTTCTGCGTGATGCAGGATTGACAAAGATGCACGCAACCGCCGCATCTAGCATTTTCAACAAAGTAATTAAACTGCGTGATGCAGGTAATGAAACCGTTGAAACGCCACCAAATTTGAGTGAATCAGACGCGGCGGTTAATCAAACGATTCTAGCCGAATTAAATAAGCGTGAATTGTTAAAACAACTTAATAAACGAATTAAAGGATAAATCATGTCAGTTGAAATTATTGAAAAGTTAGACGCGATTGAAGCAAATAATGTTGCTGAAATTGCTAAAGTTACTGAAGCCGTAACTGCAAAAGTTGATGCAGTTGAAGCGTCATTTTCTGAAAAAGTAGCCGCTTTGGAAGCCAAAGTTGCATCTATCAACCCTGCACCATCAATCTTAAAAATTGAAAAAACCATTCGTGGCGATGTAAACAAAATGGTTAAAGAACAATTAGCCGCTTTCCACAAAAGCAATAGCCGCACCGAAAAAGAATTAAAAATGTTTGAAGATGAAAGCCATTATTCAGCATATTTAAAAGAAGCGTCTGCTTTAACAGGCGGCGGTAACAACCAAGGTGGTCGCACAGCCTATGACCCTGTATTTGTTGCATTGCGTCTTTCAAACCCTATGCGTGGTTGTGCAAGAACAGTTGCAACTGACGGTTCATCCTATCAATTCCGCGTAAAAACTGGCAATGCAGGCGCGCAATTCGGCTATGCTATCCAAAACAACGGCGCGGCAACAACTGAAGATACAAGCATTTGGCAAATCGTTTTAAAAGACCTAAATGTTCAATTCCCAATCAGAACAGCCGCTTTGGATGACATTGATGGTTTAGAAGCAAATGTTGTTGATGATATGCTTGCCGAGTTTGCACAAACTGAAGCGCAATCAATGATTTCAAACAACGACCAATCAGGTTCAGGCACAACAGTTGCAACTGGTGGTGCTGACGGCTTGCGCGGTTTAGACCAATACGCAGGTAACAACACAACTTACACAGGTGGTGTTTGTTCAGTTGCGGCATTTGGTTCAAGCGGCACAGGTTCAGCAACAGGTTTACACTCACTTGCTACTTATGACCAATTGACAACCAATGCAAACACAGTTGGCGCAAACAACATTACTTACAAAGATGTCATTAACTTCATTTACGCTTTGCCACAACAATACTGGACAGAATCAGCAAAATTCATGGTTTCCCCAATCTTGTTACAAGCAATTCGTGGTTTGACAGATTTGCAAGGTCGCCCAATCTATGTTGATGGTTTATCACGCACAGACGGCATTGTTGGTTCATTGTTAGGCTTTGATGTTGTTGTTAATAAATACTTAGACACACCATCACAACTAACAACTGCGGCGGCAGGCACAGTTAGCAAATACCCAATGTTCTTTGGCGATTGGGAAAAGTTCTACACCATTATTGACCGTTTAAACATGGTGTTGCGCCGTTACGACCAAACATTGCCTGGCTTTATCACATTCTTTGGTGAAAAACGCTTGGCAACATCTGTTCGCGACCCGTTTGCTGGTGTTCGTTTCCGTTCTACTGGCACAGCCGCTAACTAAATAATTAGGCTTAGGGCGGTGGAAATAATCGCCGCCCTTTTTTTAACCTAAAGGACATACCAAAATGAAAATCGCTGAAAGAGTTTTAGAGGGCATAAAAACCGCCTTAATTGATGGTGAAGCCACCGTTAATTTAAAAGTTGAAGAAGCAAGCGCGATTACTGGAAGCGGTTCAAATGTTGGTGGTCGCACCTATTTTGATGATGCTTTTGCCGCCGCGCGTTATGCAAATCCATTCCGCATGGGCGCAAGACAAATAACAGCAGTAGAATCAGATATTCAATTTGTTGCTAAAACGGGTAATGCCGCAGATGCAACAGACCCTTGGGGTTACGCAGTTAATCCTAATAGCGGTTCACCTAATATAGATACAAGCATTTGGCAGTTGCCTATGCGTGCAATTTCAGCACAGTTGCCAATCCGTAGCGCGGTGTTAAGCGATGTAAACGGTTTGGAATTGGAAATTGTTGAAGATTTAGCCTTTGAGTTTGGTCAAATTGAAGCCGCATCTATGGCACTTAATAATGACCAAGCAGGTTCAACAACAACAGTAACAGGTGCAACAGACGGTTTGCGCGGTGTGTTTACATACCCAACAAGCACAACTGCGGCGGCATTTGGCACTAGCGGCACGGCAATGACCAACGGCAGGCACACAGTTTTAGCTGTAAATCAAAACAACGCGGCTATTAATTATGACGATGTTGTAAATTTAGTTAAAGCATTGCCACCACAATACTATGCAACCCCAACAACTGCTTGGCACGCCCATCCAAATGTAATTCACGATTTGCGTCAACTTAAAGCGGCAACAACAGGTAATGCTTCACGCTTATTTATTGAAGCAGGCGATGATGATGGCGGTGCTGTTTTAAATATGTTTGGCTTTCCAGTAATTCCAAACCCATACATGGATTTTACTGGCGCAGGCAAAGTAACACTTGCATTAGCAAACTGGGATAGATTCTTGACTATTGCCGATGCTGAAACAATGACAATTAAACGCTTTGACCAAACGCAGGCAGGTTTTGTAACTATGTATGCTGAAATGCGGATGGCATCTTCAATTCGCGATGTATTTGCTGGCGTGTTCTTGAAAGGCGTTTAATCATGGCGGTGAACAACATTAGTGGTGTAGTAAATCTTGCGCCCACGCGCAATCCGTTTAACTATGATAAGGTTGTTCAAACAAGCCGCGATTTACAAACACAATGGCTAACCCTTGATGAAATTACCAATCAATTAAACTTGTTTGGCGATGAATCACAGGATAGTTATTTAAGTGATTTAGAAGTTGCGGTGCGGATGCACATTGAAGATTATTTAGGTTTACCAATTTTTAATCAGTCTTATACTGTTTATTATGGCGCGTCAGCATTATACGGAACGCCATTGACATTGGATTTGCCTGAAGTTTCACAAAACGGCGTAACAATAAACAGCGTTAAGTATTATAACGATGCAAGCCCAACAGTTTTAACAACCGTTGCGTCAAGTTCATATTTTTATGATGTTACAGGTAACAAGGTGATTCTTAATGATTTGCCTACTGACCTTAATACATTTATGACATCGCCAGTTGTTTGCAGTTACACAATCAATTCAAGCATATTGGCGCAATACCCTGTTATTAAACAAGCAGGCTTGTTATTGCTTACGCACCTATATAACAATAGAAGCGAAACAACGGCTGGGGCTTTACAAAGAATACCGTTTGGGGTGGATGTATTGCTAAGGCAATATAAACCGCTTGTGATGTGATTCTATGGCTATTGCACGCTTTGAAAATGTAAACATTAACACGCTTAGTTTTGGTGTTGATAGTTTTGGCGAATATACAACAACAACGACACTTTGGTTTGTTGGTCGCCCGTTGGTTTCTGAAGTTAGAAATTCAGTTGCCATTACTGAACGCTATCGTGTGTATTCAGATTTGATTACTTTTAAATTTAATTACACGCCTAATATGAAAACTATTGCAGACGGGCAAAACAATTACAGCGTAACTTGGCGCGGTAATGAATGGCGAATAACCGATGTTATTGAAAGCAATGATAGAATGAGTGTTACTTTAATGTGCTATCGTTCTGACCCTGCTACAAAGGCTTAACATGACAACGCAAAACAATGTTAGTAACTATGCAAGGGCAATACAGGCGCAACTAACAAGCATTGCCACGCCTGTTCCTGTTTACGCAAACTTTAATCGTAACTGGGCAACTGAAACAAAGTTTATAACATGGCAGTTAAGGGATGTTCACCAACCCGTTTACACAGGTATTTATCAAAGTAATAAAGGTGCTGATTCACCAATTTTTCAAATAAGTATTTTTACAACAAACATGGCGGATGGGTTTAATCTGTCAAATACAATAATACAAGCATTGCATGGCTATGCAGGACAGTTTGGCGGCGTATCAGGTTTCCAAATTTCCAAAGCGGATGTCAATTGGTTATATAATAGTTATGACAACGATATTAACTTGCATAGCATCTACATGGATTGCACACTTTACATTCCATCATAAGATACGATTTTTTTAATTTTAATGAGGATTAATTATCATGGCATTACCAAATAAAGTATTACCAGGCTTTTCCGCAACCCTATATTGCCAGCCAACTGCAACCCCAACCCCTTTAACGGTAGCAGGCTTATCAACTGTTGCGACTGTTGCCGCACTTGCTATTCCTGCCAATGTTATTCCTGTTGAAAACATTCCTGCGTTTGGTATGGATGATGCTGTTGCTTCATTCGGTGTTGCTGGTTCACGCCAAGGCGACAAAATACCTGTTCAAAATGCACCAACATCAATGTCAATAACTGCCGCATGGAATCCATCTGATGCACAATTATTGTTAATTCGTGGCGATGCTTATTCAGGCACAGTTGATAGAACATTTATCATTTCAGCAACCGATGGCACAGGCATTGTTTACTATGCGTTTAACGCGCGTGTGGGCAATTTCCAAATTGATTCTGCCGTAGGTGCTGAAGCAAAATGTATGTTTACAATACATCCGCGTGGCAACCAATATGGTTGGTCAAACAACGCTTAATACAACAGCCCCGAAAGGGGTTGTTCTTTTATAGGATAAGATATGGAAATTAAATCGCAGAATGACCTGCTTGGGTTTCTGATAACGCAAGCAGGTAGTGGGCAAAAAAACTGGTTTGGCTTTGCACAGCAACGCTTGACAGGGATTAACTTGGCGCATGAAATTGCCGCTAATCACGCTGATAAAATGTCGCCCGATGAAGTGGTGGATTATGTTGTTTCGTTAAACAACAACATTTATCAAAAGTTAATTAAGGCTGACTAATGGCAACATCTTTTGAAATTAGCGGACTAAAAGAAACCTTACAAGTTTTTCAAGATTTGGAAAACGAAATAGGCGATAAAACCGCGCGTTCAAAAATTCTTATTCCATCCGTTCGTGAAGCAATGAAACCTGTTTTGGCTATGGCAAAAAGTTTGTCGCCAAAAGATACAGGGTTGCTTGAAAGAACATTAACAATAGTTGCACGCCGCCCTAGTAGGAATGACAAAAAATCCAAGTATATTAATAAAGGTGATTCTGTCATTGCTATTGTTACAACAAAGCCAATTCCTAAAAAGTTAAAACAGCAATCTATTGGCATGAGTAGAAGTGAAAAGAAAAAGTTTTATGAAAGTAAAAATAGATTATATGACGCACGCGCAGTAGCAAATGAATTTGGCACAGCAAAAATGACTGCACAGCCATTTATGCGATTGTCATTAGAAAGCCAAGCATCTATGGTGGCAACAAAATTAGGTGAAATACTAAATCAAAATATATTAAAATACAGGAGTAAATCATTGTGAGTAAAATAGCATCCGCCTTGGGCGGTAAGTATCAAGAAAATCGTTTGTCAGTAATGACGCGGACATTTGTATTGGGCGACCATACTTTTCGCGTGCGTGTGCCTGCGGTGCATGAAATTGAAGCAATCTATAATTACTTTAAATCGCCAAATCAAGATTTGGTTGATGCGGCATTTAAAAGCATGACCTATGATTTGGTTAGCATTAAAGACACAACCCCCGATGGCGTTGTTTACAGCGATAAAGATGTGGTTGTTGATGGGCGTTCAATGATGGAAGCCGCCCGTAACAGGGTTGTTCTGCAATACAGAATTGTAGAATACTTTAAATTTTTAATACCTGAAGATGGGCAATCTTTAGCCGATTTAGAATATGCCGACATTGAAGAAGAATTTCCTTTGTCAATTCAAATACAAATGATTGATAAAATCAGCGAAGTTATATCGCCCGATTACAAGGCTATTAAGGAAAAGTAACAGGTTCGTTGCGAACGCAAGTGAAAGCGGCAATGATTTTCAACGGACACACGCAAGACAGCATTGCCGAATTAGATGAAGCAACATTAAATGAAATAACCGTTATGTTTGCAGACGGCGCAATAGGTAATTATGGATTGTTGCAAACGATGGGCAATTTAACGGCAGGCGTTTTTAATTATATGCGTTCGCCTAATAGTCAGCCTTATGAATTAAAAAGCATTTTAAATAGTGTTTATGGTTATTTATATCCTGCAACACCGCCAAATGCAAGTCAGGCTTTGCTAACATTTATGACGCAAGCGCAAGGGTTTAGCATGAGTAAGTTTACAAAGGAATAATTATGGCAATCGTATCAAGATTAGGTGTTGTGTTAGGACTAGATTCAGCCCAATTTAATCAGGGCTTGGGTTTAGCACAATCTAAACTTGGTGGATTTGCATCATCAACGATTAGTTCAAGATTAGGTGTAGCGGCATTAGGCACAGCATTAGTTGGCGCGGCTGTTAATGCTATTCAATATGCCGACAGCATAAACGACACAGCAAAAGCAAACGATGTTGCCGTTGGCACAGTTCTTAAATTATCTGAAGCCTTATCTGTTAGTGGCGGCAATAGTGAAAATGTAGGTAAACTTTTTTCATCGCTAACAAACAAAATAGATGAAGCCGCAAATGGTAATGACAAAGGGCGCGAATCATTTGAAAAACTTGGTGTTTCAGTTAATGATTTACGCCGTCTTGATGAAACCGCATTGTTTGAAAAAACATTACAAGGGTTAAATGCAATAAAAGACCCCATTACCCGTAATGCACTTGCAATGGATGTGTTTGGTAAAGCCGCAAAAAATGTTGATATGAAAGGCGTTGCCGATAGTTACTTTAATAACGCAGGCAAGTTTGATGACGCTGAAAAGGCTTTTAAAGATATTGGTGAAGCCATTGATAAGATGGACATTTTCACTAAGCGTGTCAGCACATCATTAGCCACCAATTTAGCCCCTGCATTATCCAATTCAGTTACTTTTTTAAATGCCGCAATCTTTGGTTGGGATAATTTAACCAAGGCTATTGATAAAGCCAACCGCGCTAAAAATGGTGGTGGAATGTGGACACCACGCAATGCCCCACGCATAGGCGATGACCCTGCATTTGGCGCATTTAATTTGCCATCCGAATATCAAGCAGGCGGTGTTCGCGGTCAAGATTTAAGCGATAAAGAACAAGCCAAAAAAGATAAAGCCGCAGAAAAAGCAAAATCAGATGCAGAAAAATTAAATAACGAAATTAAAAAACAAAAAGAATCATTGGCAGACCAAGTTATTGCTTATGACGCACAAAGATATGCGGCAGGCAGAGTATTAAGCGAAGTTGAAAAAATTAACATTGAGTTAGACCAAGGTAAAAAATATCAACACACAAGCGCAGAAGAACAGGCAAGATTATTAAATGCGGCGCGATTAGTTGATGCCGCAAAGTATTCGGCTGAATTTGAAGCCAAGCGATTGGACATGGCAAAACAAGCCAATGATTTAATTTATAACAGCCAAGTTGCAACTGAACGATTAGATGTTGAACGCCAAATGGTTGGGTTAAGCGATACGCAAGTTCAGTTGGCATTGGAATACTTTGATTTGCAGAAAAAGATTTTAGATATGCAAAAGCAGGGTTTTGATGAAAGATACATTTCCAATTTTGCTAATGCTGAAATGAATCGCATTAAAGCGCAGGAATTAAACGAACGGGCGCAAAACACTTTTCAAGCAGGTTGGGATAAAGCCTATAACAATTTTATTGAAAGGTCGCAAGATAGTGCGGCTATTGGTGCTGAATTGTTTAACAACATGACCAACAGCATGACATCGGCATTAGATAGATTTGTTGAAACTGGCAAACTTTCATTTGGCAATTTAATTGGCAGTATGATTAAAGACCTATTGCGCTTTTCAATGCAATCACAAATGAGTGGTTTATTTGGTTTATTTGGTGGCGGCGGTGGTGGCGGTATTGGTGGATTGTTTAGCAGTTCAACTGATTTCAATAATGGCGCAGGGTTGCTTGGTGGATTTTTTGCCGATGGTGGCGAACCGCCAGTTGGCGTTCCAAGTATAGTTGGCGAACGCGGCGCAGAATTATTTGTTCCACGCACCGCAGGCACTATTATTCCAAACAGTTCATTATCATCAATGATGGGCGGTCAACCACAAACAGTTTATAATGGAACGGTAATACAAAACATGAGTGCTATTGATACGCAAAGCGGTGTTCAATTCCTTGCTAAAAACAAGAACGCTATATTTGCCGCTAACCAATCAGCGCAACGCGGCTTGCCACAATCAAGGTAATTGGATATGACAACATTAAACACAATACTATCTGTTGCAGAATCGGTTGGTATAAACGACCAACGCTTTATTGGGCAGGTAGTATCACGCAACCAACGCATAAGCACATCCGAAATTCTTACCGTGCAACCGTTTGGCTTTGAAATGAAGCCAATGGCATATTTGCTTTATAGTCAAAACCGACCATTGTTAAGCGCATTGCGTGAAGCAGACAAAGCAACGGAACAATACTTAAATTTTGGTTCAACAGGTTGGGTAAATTATATTTCCTATCAAGGCAACTTGTCAGAATCGCAAATAGGGGCTTGTCAATGGCAGACATCAAGCGCAAATAAAACATTGGTTCTAGGGGCTTTGCCGTCAGTTTCAAGCGGAACATACATAGTTCGCACAGGCGATTTTTGTCAAGTTGGGCGATATGCGTATATTGCAACAGCCGATGTAGTGCGTGGTAGTGGTTCAACTGTAAACATTCCCGTTCACCGTAACTTAATTGCAACTTTAACAAGTCCTGTTAATGCGGTAATTGGTCAATATGGAACAACCATTGCTTTAGGTGGCGGCACATTTACTGGAACAACCTTTTGCGTTATCTTGCGTGAATATCCAACTTACACATTAGTTCCAATGACAAATGACAGTTTCATTGCATGGAACGGCACTTTTAAAGCGTTTGAAGCGGTCTTATAATGCAAAACATAGTTCCTGTTCAAAATACAAATAACATCCGCCTAGCGGATTTTGTGCGCGTTACAACGGAAGTTTTAGGCGTAACAACCGTATCATTATTTTCAACTGCGCCTTATGCAATTACTGTTCCATCCGTTGATGCCAATCCGTTTAACGGTTTATCAGCCTTGGTGCAAATTGGCGATGTTCAGCGCGATATTAAATCCACAGCCAATGAAACATCGGTTACGCTTGTTGGTATTGATACTGCATTGCTTGGTTGGGTTTTAGGACAAAACATTAAAGGTTCAAAGATTGAAATGTGGCATGGTTTTTTTGACACAAACAATGCTTTGATTACAACAGGCGGCGATGGTGGGCTTTATAAATTTTTTACAGGCTACATCAATTCATTCACCATTAGTGAACAATGGATGGAAGAAATAAGGCTTTTTGTTGGCACAATAAATGTTAGCGCATCAAGCATACAAATTATTTTGCAAAATAGAACGGCAGGGCGTTATACCAATGACAATGCTTGGCAGTTTTTTAATGCAGGTGATACATCAATGGCGCGTGTTAATTTTATTCAATCTATAAATTACTTTTTTGGCAAAGACGCAGACCCTAAAGCATATAAAACATGATAAGGCTTGCTAACAAGTTTGATAAAGACGGCATCATGGATTTGATGCGATTGTTTAGGGATGAAAGCCCCATTCAACAATATAAAGATTTAAACAATGTTGAATATATAAGCCGCTTGTTAGACAATTTGATTGCAGGTCAAGGCGTAATTTATATTGAAGAAAATGTTGGCATGATTATTGGCGTTATTCAACCGACAATATGGTGCGACAAAACTTTTGCGTTATATGAATTGGCTTGGTATGTTAAACCTGAAAACAGAAACACAAGCGTTGGTTATAGGCTTTTAAGCGCGTATGTATTGCACGCTAATAAGTTAAAAGATGAGGGCAGGATTAAATTGTTTACTATGAACAAAATGATTTCAAGCCCTGATATTAAATATGAAAAGTTTGGGTTTACTAAAATAGAAGAAAGTTGGATTCAATGATTAAATTTTTACTGCTTTTTATAGTTTGGTTTACCTATTGTTCACCTGCATTTGCGGTGGCTTCACTTATTTTATCCACGGCATTTTTGGCAACAACGGCAGGCGCAATAACCGCATTTGCAATCAACATGGTTGCAACAATGATTATTTCCAAAATCTTTGCGCCAAATAGCCCAAATCAAAATCAACAGGCTGAACCAAATCTCGGCAATCGCCAACAACTTTCACCTGCGGGCGATAATAAATTACCTGTTGTTTATGGTTCTGCATGGGTTGGCGGCATAATTGTTGATATGTCTATTTCGCAAGATAATCAAGACATTTATTGGGTTATGGCATTAAGCGAAGTTACCAATAGCGAAAACGGCAACACGCCCGATGTGTTTACTTTTGGCGATGTTTATTGGGGTGGTAAAAAATGCGTGTTTGGTTCAGGCGCATCCGTAACAAGTTTGCTTGATGAAAGCACAGGATTATCACAAGATGTTGCAGGCTATATGGATATTTATTTATACAGCAATGGTTCTTATACGCCAACTAATAGCAGTTCAAACGCAATAAGCGTAATGAGTTCAAGTGGTCTTGTTTACACTTGGGATAGTAGTAAGTTAATGTCAAACTGCGCTTTTGCTATTGTGCATATTAAATACAGCCAATCACGCAATCTTGTTTCATTAAATGCAACCCGTTTTCAAGTAAATAATCCGCGCAATTCAACAGGCGATTGCATAAAAGATTATTTGACTAGCACAAGGTATGGCGCGGCAATAGACATTGCAAATGTTGATACTGCAAGCATGACAGCATTAAATACTTATTCTAATGCGTCAATTACATATACACCTTATAGCGGCGGTTCATCAACACAATCACGCTTTAAATTTAATGGAACGGTTGATACAACACAAAAAATAATGGCTAACATTCAATCAATGGCTGATTGTTGTGATTGTTTGGTTCGTTATTCTGAAATAACATCGTTATGGGGCGTTATTGTGCAAACGCCAACTAATTCTATTGCTATGAATATAAACGATAGCAATATGGTTTCAGCAATTTCAATTAGCCCTATTGATTTATCAAATTCATTTAATATCATTGAAGTAAAATTTCCTGACAGTTCATCCCAAGATAGTTTCAACAGCGCAACATTTGATTTGGCGGTAATTAACCCTGCATTGTTATTTCCAAATGAACCTGTAAACAAACAATCTGTTAGTTTGCCTTTATGCAACAACAATGTTCAAGCGCAATATACAGCAAATCGCTTTTTGGAAGCGGCGCGTGAAGATTTGCAAATGCAAGTGGACATAGATTACACAGGCTTGCAACTTGATGCAGGCGACATTGTAACGGTTACTAATGCTAACTATGGTTGGGTTGCAAAACAATTCCGAATTGGAAAAGTAACGCAAAAATTTAATGATAGCGGTCAAGTTACAGCCACATTAAGTTTAATGGAATTTAACGGCGCAGTTTATGACGATAAAAATGTAACGCAATTTACGCCAGCACCAAACACAGGAATTGGTTCACCAATTACTTTTGGCATAGTTCCGCCGCCATATATAACAAACATTTTGCCAAGTGCCGCTAATCCTGCATTTAGTGTAATGATTACAAGTTCAACCGCAGGAATTACGCAATATGCTGAAGTTTGGTATTCTGTTTATCAATACCCAACATCCGAACAGCGCATATTTGCAGGAATAACTGAAGTTAATGCTAATGGCAATCCTTATGGTCAAGGCGAATTGATGCCTGCTGTTCAATTATTTAACATTCCTGCTGGCAATTGGTATTTTTTTAGTCGCATGGTAAACAGTATCGCTTCAAGCGATTTTTCTTTGGCTTCAGGCGTATTGCAATGGCGACCAACAACATTTCAATATAACGAACAGTATTTATCTGTTGCTTATGCAACAAGCATTACAGGCACAGGCTTTAGTTTAGACCCACGCAATAAAACTTATTTTGGTTTATATAATCAAGCATCAAGCACACCGTCAAGCACAGCAAGCGACTATAAATGGTATTTAGCCGACCCTGCTTTTGGCACTAACATTTATTTAGCCTACATCAATTATCAAAACCGCAAGTTTGGCTTTGATTCAGATTTTGCTATTTATGCAGGCGGAACGGATGTGGCTGGTAGTGGTGGCGCATTTGTGCCAACAACAACAAGTAAATTTGATTTTAGAATTTGGTCGGCATTGCCTGACGGAACAAACATTATTGATTTAGATAGGGCAACAGGGCAAGCCATTATCACAGGTATGCCATCTGCAAGTGCAGGTCAAATTGCCGTTACAAACACGCCTGACGGACAACTTGTTGCATCATTGGCGGAGTTTTTAACATTCCCTGACGGTGGTTCAACATTTACAAGTTCTGCCGCAACCATTACGGTTGATATTTATGGGCGGATTGTTGGATTTTCACCGCCTGATAATTTTTACTTTAATCAGCAAGCATTTACAGCAACTAGCGGTCAAACTGTATTTACACCAACAACAAGACAGGCTGGTTATATAACAGGGCAAGATTTAATTTTTAAAAATGGATTGTTACTTGATACAAGCGAATATAGCGAAACAAGCACAAACTTTACACTAAGCGTTGGCGCAACGACAGGCGACATTATTACTTGTATAACTATGCGTGCGGTGGCGGCTGGAAATACTTACACCACAATAAATTTAACGGTTGCATCATCATCAACCAATACGGTTGTTTGGGATAGCGCAACAATGCCTTGGCAACTAATTGATGTGGGCGACAAGATTACTTTTGCTAACACAGGAACGCCAACGCAATACACAGTAACAGGCGTTAATTACACAACGCGCACCATTACATTTTCAACAAGCGTAACTGTTACGGCAGGTGCGGTTATTTATCAATATAGAACAACAGGAAGTTCTTATCGCGTATTTAGCCGTTGGGCATTTGATTTAACAAACGCAGGCAGTTACACGCCAACAGAATGGGCGGTTCATAGCGCGTATGAATTGTTGTTTTTAAATGGAACAGTTATCAATGAACAAGATTATGATATTTCAAGCAATTCAATAGTAAACTTGCCGTCTGTCGCAACTGGCAAAATGACTATGATACAATTTAGCGCAAATAACTTAACAACACCAACTGGCACGATGTCAAATGTAGTTGCTTATGCGTCTAGTGGGGTGGTAACATATTCATTCAATTTTAATTCGTTATCATTTGTGTTATATATTAACGGGGCTTTAATGAAACAAGGAACGGATTACACGACAGGCACTAATAGTTATGTATTAGCAACAAATACAAACGGTGCTAGTATCATGCAACAACAAACATTTGCATCTGTTGGTGCGGCATAGGGGATAAAATGACACAAGCATTTAATTTAAGTCAGTTAGCAAATTATGTAAACACAAGCGGTCAGTTAAATGGCGCAACAGGCATAAGCGGAACAGTTCCATCGGCGACAACAGCAAACGCGGCAGGGGCTATTGCAAATGCTGGTGGATGGAACATAACTCCTAGTGGAACAACATTGTTTTTTAATTATAATGGCACAAATGTTGGAAAATTAACTTCAGCAGGAACATTAACAGTATTAGGCGATATTGTATCAAACGGAACAATTTAAGGAGTAAAAAATGCCAACATCATTAGTATCAACTGGGGTTAAATTCCCTGATAATTCAATTCAAACAACAGCAGGTGGCGCACCAACAACAGCACAAGTAGGAACAGCAACAGCAGGATTAGCAGGTTTGGCTGTAGGCAGTTACACCATAGGTCTTACAGGGGATGCTTTAGCCAATGGTGCTACTGTTGCAGGAAACACAATGCTTGTAAGTAATTGTTCGGGGGAAAATTTTGGTCAGACTGGCACAGGAACATGGCGTTGCATGGGGCGGACGGCTTCCAGTTCGGCTGTTCGCGCTACAACTATATTTTTAAGGATTGCATAATGGAATATACAAGCGTAACAAATCCTATTTGGGTTAATGCAGAACATAGTTTAATAAATTGTATGGTTGATTTTACAACCGACAATTTAGGAATAGTTCCTTTTACTGCCAATCCTTTAGACACAAGTAATTCTAGTTCAAAACAAATTTTTGACGAATGTGTTGCAGGTAATTATGGAACAATTGCAGAATATGTTCCTTATGTTCCGACAGCAGATTATAACAAAGCAACGGCAGTTAATTTATTGCAACAAACCGATTGGACAACTATTGCCGATGTAGGCAATTCACAAATGTCAAATCCATATCTTGCTAATCAGACTGAATTTATTGCATGGCGCAGTCAAATTCGCGCAATAGCAGTAACGCCTGTTGCTGGAACATTACCTGTATTTAATGAAATGCCACAGGAAGTTTGGCAAACAGTTTAATTAGTTATACAATGCTTTAACCTACAAGATAATATAAGACCGCGTTTCGGTGAGGGCATCGGCGCGTCATTACCTTGTAGGGGAAAAACATGGCAGTATTTAACAAAAACAGCATTACCCAAGTTAGTGGGTTTGACAACCCATGTATCACAGGCGAATTAGTCTATCAGCAAAAAACCTATTGGAATTTGTCGCTAACATCCGAAGATGGAACAACCCCTGTAAATTTAACAGGCGCAACCATTGATGCACAAATTATCCGCAGAACGCTATCTAATGTGCAAGATTCCCGTTATGGGCTTTCATTTGACATTGGCGACTATACCCCAACACCAACAGCCATACCATTAAGCATAACCAACCGCGTTGATGCAACGGGTTCATTTACTTTATTGATTGATGATACATCATGGATTGCTGTTGCAAGCGACCCAAGCCTTGCCATAGATAGCATAAACGGCGCAGGCTTTTCAGGGCGCATTAAAATAAGTTTCCCTGCAAGGGGTGGCGGTGCGACACCTGCCGAAGATAACATTATCTTTTTACTTTTCCTTGTGCGTTCAGACGCAATCGTTAAAGTTTAGGGGGGCTTATGGCAACATTGAATGTGCAAACTGTTCCTAGTAACACAAGCGTTACGGTTCAAGACGCTAACAATTTAAGCCTAAATGTTCAAGGTGGAAATAATATCAATCTTGAAGTTATTCCAACACCAACGCAAGTTATTCAAATCAATCGCGGTGTAGCAGGCAGGGATGGTGGGGATTTTATCGGCGGTTATCCAGTAGTTATGTCAAATGTTCAATATCGCGATGTTGTTATGTTTGGCACTAACCAATGGAATAATGTAAATCAAACTGAAATAAGCGATGGCGGCAATTTTTAATTAAGGAATTATCATGTCAAATACAATACGAATTAAACGCAGGGCAAGTAGTGGTGGCGCAGGCGCACCAACATCATTGGAAAACGCGGAGTTAGCATTTAACGAAGCAAGTAATATACTTTATTATGGAACAGGCACAGGTGGTTCAGGCGGTTCAGCAACATCAGTTATCGCTATTGCAGGTAACGGCGCATTTGTTGATACATCAACGACACAAACCGTTGGCGGCACTAAAACATTCAGCAACACCATTACAGGTTCAGTTAGTGGTAATGCAGGCACAGCAACAGCCTTGCAAACAGCACGCACAATCGCTTTAACAGGCGATGCAACTGCTTCAGGAACATTTGATGGCACGGCTAACTATTCACAAGCATTAACGCTTGCAACTGTAAACAGCAATGTTGGCACATTCTTAAAAACAACTGTTAATGCTAAAGGTCTTGTTACTGCGGCAACTTCAGCAAACATCAATGATTTAACAGCACCAACGGCTGATTATGGTTTTGGCGGCTTTAAAATTACAGGTCTTGCCGACCCCGTATCAGCACAAGACGCGGCTACTAAACAATATGTTGATAGCGTGGCACAAGGTTTAGACCCTAAAGCATCATGCGTTGCGGCTACAACTGCAAACATTACCTTGTCAGGCACTCAAACTATTGATGGCGTGGCTGTTATTGTAGGCGACAGGGTGTTGGTTAAAAATCAAACATTGCCACAAAACAATGGTATTTATATTGTTTCAGCAAGCACATGGTCGCGTTCATTAGATATGGATGCTTGGGCTGAAGTGCCAAATGCTTTTACATTTATTGAAGATGGAACAACACAAGCGGACACAGGTTGGGTTACAACTGCAAATGCTGGCGGAACATTAGGCACAACCCCAATTCCGTTTGTTCAATTTAGTGGCGCAGGCACATACACCGCAGGCACAGGCTTAACGCTAACAGGTGGTGAATTTAGCATTACTAACACATCCGTTACCGCAGGCGCATTTGGTTCTGCAAGCAACACATTGTCTGCAACCGTAAATGCACAAGGTCAATTAACTGCGTTATCAGCACAAGCGATTGCAATTGCTAACACGCAAGTTAGTGGTCTTGGCACTATGTCCACTCAAGCGGCAAGCAATGTTGCAATTACAGGGGGTTCAATTATTAACTTAACTACCTTTGATGGCATTACTATTGACGGTGGCACATTCTAATTTTTTAACCCTGCTATATAGCAAATAAAGGGATGCCAAATGGCTAACACGATAAAACCAAAACGCAGTAACACCGCAAGCAAAGTGCCTAACACATCCGAATTAGTTTCGGGTGAATTAGGTGTAAACATGGCAGACCGAAAGGTTTACATAAACAATGGCACATCCGTTGTTCAAGTCGGGGCTGGCTTATTGTCAGCCCTTGGCGATGTAACTATAACTTCACCAACAAACGGTCAAAGCCTGTCTTATAACGGCACAGCATGGGTTAATGCAACAGGTAGCGGTTCGGGCGATGTTGTTGGTGGCGCAAGTTCTACCGACAATGCTATTGCACGATATGATGGAACAACAGGCAAAATAATTCAAAATTCTGTTGTTGTTATTGATGATAGCGGTAATGTTTCAGGGGTTAATTCAATAACCGACCCTGACACTATTGGTTTTAATACTGCCTATGCAACGCCTTTAACGGCAGGACAATTAGGTTGGGATAACACCTTTAATTCGCTTGCCTATGGTATGTCGGGCGGTAATATCATTCAGCATATTGGTGAAGATACTTACATATACATTAAAGCCACAGCCGCAATCACTAAAGGGCAAGTGATTATGTTTACGGGTTCTGTTGGCGCAAGTGGCATTATAACTGGCGCACCTGCAACAGGCGTAACAAATGGACAATACATTGTTGGCGTAGCGGCTGAATCTATTGCAAACAATGGCTTTGGTTATGTTCAAACATTTGGTGAATTGCGAAATGTAAACACATCGGCTTTTGCTGACGGCGATATTCTTTATTACAATTCAGCCGTAACGGGTGGCTTTACAACAACTTTTCCAACAAGCGGTTTAATTGTTACCGTTGCCGCCGTTGTTAATGGCGGAAGCGTTGGCGGTGGTGTTATTCAAATTCGTGTAACTGTAACGCAACGCATTACAGCATCAACAGGCATTACCGTAACACAAACAAACGCTGGTTCAAGCATTACCAATAGCGGTGTTTTAGGCGTTACAGCCACAAGCCCTGTTGCATCAAGCGGTGGTCAAAACCCTGTTATTTCAATGCCTGCCGCAACAACATCGGTATCAGGTTATTTAACAAGCACCGATTGGAACACCTTTAACAATAAATCAAACACAACAGGCACAGTTACAAGTGTTGCCACAGGAACAGGCTTAACAGGTGGCACAATAACAACAACAGGCACAATATCGCTTGCCAATACAGCAGTTACCGCAGGTTCATATACCAACACAAACATTACCGTTGATGCACAAGGGCGCATTACGGCGGCGGCAAATGGTTCAGGTGGTGGTGTTACTAGCGTAACAGGAACAGCACCCGTTGTTTCAAGTGGTGGTTCAACACCTGCAATAAGCATGGCGGCGGCAACTGCATCGGTCAATGGGTATATGACTAGCACTTATGCAAGCAAACTTGATGGCATAGCGGCAGGCGCAACTAATGTAACTAATACAAACCAACTAACCAATGGTGCTGGGTTTATTACAAGTTCAGGAACATCTGCGGCTTGTAGTGGTAACGCGGCAACGGCTACAAACGCAAGTCAATTAAATAGTCTTACTAAAGTTCAAATGTGGAACAATAGTGGGCAAAATCATTCAACTTATCAATCTTTTGGTGCTATACCTGATTTTGGTGTTTGGTTTATGCAAAATTCTGCGGCTGGGGATGTTCCGCAAAGTGGTCAGTTTTATACTAATTCTGTTGGTCTTGGAAATGATTATCCTTATTCGCAATATGCAATGCAAACTGCCGTATTGCGAAACACAACAAATCCTTATCAATGGATTAGATATAAAGAAGCAACATCTTGGGGGGCATGGACTAAAACTGCGGCTGGATATGCGGACACAGCAGGTTCATCAGCATCATGTTCAGGCAACGCGGCAACGGCTACTAACGCAACAACAGCAGGTCGCATAGATTCATCGGTGCGAAATTACAGCCGCGAATGGATTGAAATGCCAAACTATTCAGGGCTTTATTCCCCTATAAATGGGGCGCATTTTTACCCTAATAGTGGTTCATACGGGTCATGGCGCATAGATGGTTCGCGCAATGGATGGAAAGGGCTTGAATTTGATGGACAGCAAACCTTAATGATGAATGACGGTGCTGTTGGAGTGCATAGAAATACAGGTGGTGGTTGGCGTTATTATGTTGAGGGAACAAACTTTTATAGTCCTGGCTTAGTTCAAGCATATTGGTCAGACCGCAGGTTGAAAGAAAACTTAATTCCAATTCGCAATGAATCATTGGATATTCTTAGCAAACTTACAACTTATAGATTTAACTGGAATAGCAAAGTTAAAGAATTAGAATTGGATATTGAGGTTGGCAAAGAAGAAATTGGTTTAATTGCACAGGAAGTTCAAGCCATATTGCCTGACGCGGTTGCAATAAATAAATCCTTGAATAGAATTAATGAAGATGGCACACAGCAAGATTACGATTATTTAACCATTAATTATGACAAAATTACACCATTGCTTGTTGAGGGCGTAAACTTGTTACGAAAAGAAATTGAAGAATTAAAAATTGAAATTGCCAAATTGAAAGGTCAAAAATGATTACTTATACAAAAAAAATTAGTTCTATTCAGGCTTATAAAGAATTAGACGGCGAAGTTAATGTTGTTTATAACATTTATTGGAGTTTAATAGGAACAGAAGATACTTATACAACTTCATGCCCTGCAATGACTTATGTTCCAACAATGGCAGGTTCATCATTTGTGCCATTTGACCAATTAACAGAAGAAATAGTTTTAGGTTGGATTGATACATACACGCCATTAGTAGTGATTGAACAATATAAAAATAGCGTTAATCAAGCATTGTTAAGCCAACAGCAATTAGAATCACCACCATTGCCTTGGCAACCACAACCAACCCCTGTTGTAACTATCTAAAAGTAATAAGGCAAAATCATGGACACACAATCATTACTTAACCTTTTATTTTCATCCGCAGGGTTAATCCTTGGTTGGTTTTTACGCGAATTATGGGCGGCTGTTAAAGAATTAAAAGGCGACCTTGCAAAATTGCGTGAAGAATTGCCAAAAGAATATGTTGTTAAAGATGATTATCGGCAAGATGTTAAAGAGTTAAAAGACATGATTGCCCGTTTATTTGATATATTGGAAAAACGCCGTAATGATTAACAGTCGCAAACTTGATGATTTGCATCCTAAAGTTAAAGGACTATGCGAACAATTTATTCACGCTTGCGATGCGGTTGGCATTGATGTTTTAATTACTAGCACTTACCGCGATATGGAATCGCAAAAGGCTTTATATGAACAAGGGCGCACGACTAAAGGCAATATCGTTACCAATGCCAAGGCAGGGCAATCCTTTCACAATTATCGGGTTGCTTTTGATTTTGTGCCTATCGTTGGTGGCAAGTGTGTTTGGAATGATGCTGGTCTGTTTGCTAAGTGTGGGCGCATTGCCGAATCGCTTGGTCTTGAATGGGCTGGCGCATGGAGTGGTAAGTTTAAAGAAACGGCACATTGCCAATTCACAGGCGGTTTAAGTTTAACCGATTTTCAAAAAGGGAAAACATTATGAAAGATTACTTACTTGCAAGATTAAAAGAAGCATCAACATGGCGCGGTCTGACGGCTTTATTAACAGCAGTTGGGGTAACGCTATCACCTGAACAAACAAACGCCATAGTGGGCGCAGGATTAGCCTTAATAGGCTTATTGGGTGTATTTACCAAAGACAAGCCCTAAATGTTCAAGATAATTGACATAATAGACCGCCTGCTTTTACTTTTTGTGAAGTGGGCGGTTCAGCGCGAACAGTTAAAAGCGCAAAGGAATCGTGATGAATTGCTTAAAAGCCCTGCCGATTGGTTTGTTGGTCATTTTAACGGCGTGCCAACAGATACCAACCAAGCCGACCAAGCCAACACTTCAGATTCAAAAACAAATTGACGGTGGCATTTGCCTAACTAAAGACAACGCCGCCAAACTTGGCGAATATATCCTTGAATTGGAACGCCAATGATTGATGAAAATTTAAAGCAGTTTGGAACGGTTAGGCAGATTGAATTTATTGACGCAATAATTAAATACGGTTCATACAGAAAAGCCGCCGAAAGATTACAGATTTCCGCAGGCACAGTTCAAAACGGAATTGACCGCCTAAAACGCAAAGCCGCAAGTCGCGGATATTCACCCGAACATGACATGACAAGGGTTGCCCCTGAACCATTTGTGGTGCGTGGCATTTCAACCTATTACAACGCCGAGGGCAAAGCAAGCGGTCAATGGGTTAAAACACGCCTAGATGATGACAAAATGCAAGCCATCATGTTGGAAACGATTGAAGCGTTAAAGGAAACAATTCCGCGAATTTCAATGACCGAACCGCCACCTTTAGGCAACGACAATCTTTTAAACTGTTATGTCATTACCGACTATCACATGGGTATGTTGGCATGGCATGAAGAAACAAACGGCGATGATTGGGATTTAAAGATTGCCGAAGAATTAATTATTAAATGGTTTGCCCAAGCCATCTATCAATCGCCACAGGCTAACCAAGCCGTTTTTGCCCAAATGTCTGATTTCCTGCACTTTGATGGGATGGATGCCGTAACGCCTGCATCAAAACATTTGCTAGATGTGGACAGTCGCTTTTCAAAATTGGTTCGTTCATCAATACGGGTATTGCGAACCATTATAGATATGTTGCTACAAAAGCATCAAAGCCTGCACATTATAATGGCAGACGCTAACCATGACCCTGTAAGCCAAATATGGTTGCGCGAATGGTTTGCTGTTATGTATGAAAATGAACCGCGCGTGTCGGTGGATAGGTCGCCCAACCCGTATAACGCATTTGAATTTGGCAAGGTTTCATTATTCTTTCATCATGGTCATAAACGCAAAGTAAGCAATGTTAGCGAAGTGTTTGCCGCGCAGTTTAGGGAAATGTTTGGGCGCACTAAATATGCGTTTGCACACATGGGGCATCTGCACCATACTGAAGTTAAAGAAAACGGGTTAATGATTATTGAACAACACCGCACCCTTGCACCTGCTGACGCTTATTCAGCGCGTGGCGGTTGGTTATCGGGGCGCGATGCCAAGGTTATTACTTACGACAAAAGATTTGGTGAAGTTTCAAGGCTAACCATTAACAGCGATATGCTTAAATAAGTGATATATAACTAGCGCAATCATCGCCACCTTTCCAAAAGTCAGTCCACGCTTGGTGGTTGCTTGCAGGCATAGTGTAGCGTTTGCATTGTTCCCTGTAAGCGCAGACCATCGTTCCATCGGGGGCTTGCCCTGCACACTTGGCTAAATCCTTGTTGCGAAATATAGCATCGTATTTGTCGGCATAAGTGTTACTAAACTTGCTAACAATGGCATCGCCCGTAATGTCGTTTTTACTCATAAAATCCTACAATTTAATTTTCTTAAAACAGCGTTGATTAAAGCAATTGGGATAATTAATAAAAGCCACCAAAGACTGCCGTTATAAACAAGCGCACCAATTATAGAATTACCCAATACATCAATAAAAGTATAATCTTTGGCGGTTAAATAGTTAAGTAGTTTTTTCATTTTAATTCCTTTGCATTATTTTTACAGCCAAAACACCCATCATCAATAATTGGTTGTTTTGAGTATTGGCAATCACGCGTAAAAATATAATCCCATGATGTTTTGCCATCGCTATGAAATACCTTTTCATGTTGGCAACGGTCAGGCACTAAATCGCTATGGCATCCGTTCATATTTTCTTAGCCTTTATGATTGCTTTGTTTCTAGCATCAACACAGTTTTTGCATAAAACCCGACAACCAACCTTTTTTATTGCAGGCATTTTTTGGCATGACATACACAGTTTGTTCATACACTTGTTCCAATATAAATTGCCTTTGAACCGCCGCTAAATTGCACTTCAACCGCACATGGTGTTCCGCTATTTCCATTTAAAAGTTTAAACACTAAACAACCCATAGAAACTATTAGTAATATAGACAAAACAACCACAACAACAGCCCTGTCGTTATCCCTTGGGCAATCACAACGCCCTTGATTGCAATCAATCTTATTGCATGGCATCATATTCCCCTTGATTAAGTTTAGCGATTTTTAAACCTGCGTTATACCCAATGTCAAACCAAGCATTTTCAAGGTCGCGCTGGTTTGCTTTTTGGAATTCCATGCCGCGTGTAAATGCGCGTTCAATGGTTTCATCAAACTGTTCGTCAGTAATATACATATAGTTTCCTTAAAGCCCCGTAGGGCTGTTAGTTAGAACGGTATTATTAAAACGGAATATCCGATTCAATATCTTCAATTGGTTTTTCAGAAACCGAACCCGATTTGCTATAAGGCTTTTGATTTTCCTTTGGCATAGGTTCTTTCATCATTAGCCAACCATCAAAGTTAATTGGTAGGCTTTCAAGATGGATTGCTTGACCGCCCGATTTTGTGTCCATAACCACACCGCAACGAATCCAACGGGTTTTATCGTTTCCATCTTTGTCTTTATAAGTTTCGCCACGGGCGATTAGTTCATGGGTTATTGCCATTTTATTTCCTTTAGTTGATTAAATAATTACAGCCATTTAAGTGATTTTAATTGACTGTATGTTTCCGACACTTCATTTAGAAAAGTAATCACATCCTTTTCCGCTTGTTGCAACCATTCATCATCGCGTGGAACGCGAACAATAAACAATTCCAAATCTTCACCCACATCGGGGCAATAGGACACAAAATCCACAAATTTATAAGAATCGCCTAGGCAAGCCATTTGCCATTGCATTTGTGCAAAGTATTGGCTTGGTGCTGTTCCGCGCAATACGGTTTCAATGTGATTAGCAGGCGTTGGGCATTTTATTTCAATACTGCCGCCATCAACCAATCCATCGGGGCTTGCACCTGCCATTTCAATGGTTGGATGTTGAACAAAGCCAACTTCATCAACCATGACGCCTTTTTTTAGTTCATACGAAGCCCTTGCAAGCGGTTCTAACGCATTTCCGCGTTCCATGTGGGCGTTGGTATAGGTTTCGGCTTTGCGCCCCGTCAAGCGTTCACAAACCAGTTGCATACGATAATTGCGGCGCGTTACCGCTTCACCTGTTTTAACGGTGGCTAATACATCGGCTAATCGGCTTGCGCTAACCTTGCCCAATCGGGCGGCAAACCATTCATCCGAACCTTGGATTTCGTTCATTCTGTTTCCTTTAAATGTTCAGCAATTTCCTTATCAACAATCATGCCAAGTTCAGCATCAATGGCATTATCTAAATCTTGCCCATCAATTTGTTCAACTGTTCCATCGCCTTGTGAATAATAGATATTTTCAAAACCAACAAAATGTTCCCAATCATAATTTTCATCGTTTTTATAAATTTCATTGATGATTGCAGGAACAACATCGCGCAGGAAGCGGTAGCGCACAGCATCGGCAACTAGCAATTGCATTTCAGAATCGGGTAATTGTTCAGTCATTTTTTATCCTTTTTTTGTATTGGTTTAGCAAGCAAGTATTTGTCGCCCATCATTTGTTTGCACTTAGCAATTTGCTTATCGCGCAATTCAATAGACTGTTGGCTTGGGGGTGGAAATTTATAAAGGCTGGCAATAATCATTGGGCATCCTTTGTTAGTTTGGCTTTCATAAGGTCTTTGGTTTTTGTTATAACGGCAAGCGATTCAGCGTCAGTTTTAAAAATTGGCACAATTCGCAGATAGGCTTTTTGCAATTCATCCAAGGTAATGCAGGCAATTAGTTCTTCAGTATAATCTTCAGCATCTATTTGCGGCAGGTCTTGACCAGCGTATATATACAATCCAATTCCAAAGCACGCACAACACTTGGCAAGGCATCGCATCGTTGCATCGCTAATTTTACGCGCACATGGGTTAGTAATAGCATTGTTGCGGTTATCCATGACAGGCAGTTGCATCTTCATGGTCTTGCCAAAGGCGGTAACATTGCAAAACACCATTACCGTTTCGCCGTAATACTTTGGTTCAGGAAAATACCATGTGGCAGATTCATCGGCTTTCAATAATTCATCCACACAATAAGTCCAAGACAAATAAGTTAGGTTTCCCTTTTTTTCGGTTTTGTCATTAACATTTAATTTTCTTAATTTTGCGTAACTCATATCTTATCCTTTAATGTTAAGCAGACAACAAGCAAAGCAAGAAGCCTATTGCCACCATGCTACCAACAAAGCAAACGGTTTCAACAGCAATGTGCAACCAGTTTGTTTCAGATTTTACAACTAGGTTTTTGTAGTCAGTCATTTTTACCAATCCTTTACTTGGTCAAGCATAAATTTTGCATAGCCATCTACATCGTAATTTTCATCAACGAAATAGGCAACTTCACCAATGCGTTTGTTGTAAATGTCGCGAATACGACCTAACTTATCATCGTTGGCATCGTAAAGAATAACCAACACTTGGTTGGCAATCAAATCTGTTTCTTCAACATAATCTGATAAGTTGTGGCTGTTGATTAAAAACTGTTCAACAAGGTCTTTTAAATTGACGGGGGTATTTTCTGAATAATCATCATCAAAAACAGGGCGGATATATTTCATTTTAGTTTCCTTTAATTTACAAATAGGGGCTTTTGCCCCTTTTGGTTTCCAAGTTTGGGCTTGCGCCCCATTGATTAGTTAATTAAAGCCAAAATTGCTTTGCGTGAGGTTAGATAATCCCTATGCTTTGCTTGCACAAATTTAAGCATAGATTCTTTATCGTTATGATTTGGATTTTCAACAAGCGCGTTAGTTATGGAAACTGAAGAATCCATATAAGCGCGATAATCTTCTTGCAAATCATCCAACAATTCTTTTAAAGCATTTTTAGTAATGTTCATTTTAGTTTCCTTTGGTTTCCAAGTTGGGGCTTGCGCCCCGTTTAATTTAGTTAAGTGTTTTGAATTCTGCGTGTTTGTGCAAGATTGATGTCATTGTGTAAACGCTGTCAGTAACTTCATGCAATTTAACAGCCAAGGTTAGCGGCATCAATTCGTTGTTAAGATAAGCACCTTTAGTGCCGTTGGCAAATGTTACTAATTGCCACGCGATAACAGGCGCACCGAATTTTAAGTAAGATTTTTTGTTTTGAATTTTTGCGATTGCTAGTGTCATTTTTAAGTTTCCTTTAAGTTTCCGTTAGTGCTAAATCAGCACAGTTCCTATCTTAATGATATTTCATTGTATTGCAAGCGTTTTGTAAAATTATTTTTAATCTTTTTTCCAATACCCGTAAACAGCCCTTTTGCCGCCGCGTGCGACATTAGGATAAACATCATGGATGACACCATCAATCATTACTGTTAAATGCTTGCTGACGCTAACCACAAGGCGACCCATTGGCAATTCATTGGCAACAAGATGAACCTTGCAACCCGACCCGACCAACATGGTTGGTGTCCATGTCCAACCCAACTGTTTCATCAAGTCTTTCCAAACCTTTTTGTTTACGCCATTGTTTCTAGCATCTACATCCTTGCCAGCAACTTGGTTGATTAGGTCGTTGGTTTCAACATAGGTCATTTGGGTTGCAATCGCTATGGCGCGAACCACGCAATCCTTTTTAGGTTTTTTAAAGCCTGCGGCAATCATTCCGCCATCGTTGTATTGGTATGTCATTTTGTATTGTCCTTTAAAGGGGCTTGCGCCCCGTTGGTTATTTTTTAAGGTCGTTTTGTTCCAAGATATAGCAAATCATGTTTAGCGGTGTTAATTTGCCAGCCATGTAATAAAACACGCGAATGAAACTTGTGCCGTGTTGATTAACAACATAATGCCAGTTCATTGAAATTGGCAAGTTGCCAAACACTTCACATAATTTCATGCCTGTTTCAAATTGTGATTTTCTTAATGCAATCATTTCATGGATTGTTTTAGTTATTGTCGCAACTTTGTCGTTTGCTTTGCGTTCAACTTTAACGATTTCTGCTGATTTGATTGTGTTGCGTAATTCAACCAAATTTTCAATTTGTGCTGTTAATGTTTCAGCGTGTGGAAATACGCTTAAAACTAATGAAGTGTGTTTTGCTTTCCATTGGTGTAAGTTATGTGGAATGTTCCAGTAAACATTGTCTTGTTGTTCTGTTCTGCTTTCCATTGGAAATGTAAGACAGAATTTTTTGATGTCTTGTTTAAGAATATCGTAAGCATGACCAAGATTTTGTAACGCATCTTTTTGTGATGCCATTGAAGTAAAACCTGCTTCAAATTTTTCGTTAGCGCGGTTTACATAAAATTCAACATTGCGTGTCATATAGTTTCCTTTGGTTTCCGTTAGCGTGTTTAACAACCACAACTGCATCTTACATACCTTTTTATTGTAATACAACACTTTTTGCAATTATTTTGCATTTATTTTTTAATGGTAGAATAACCCCATGACAACTGAACACGCTGAACAGGTAGCAACCGTAACTTGGTTTCGTTACCAATACCCAAAATATGCCAAATGCTTATGGGCAATTCCTAACGGTGGCGCACGACATATTGGAACAGCCGTTAAGTTAAAAGCGGAAGGTGTCGTTGCAGGCGTTCCCGATTTGTTCCTAATGATTCCCAAAAATGGTTGGCATGGGATGTTCATTGAAATGAAAATTAAAGGCGGCAAGTTGCAGGAAAACCAAAAAGAATTTATGGGCATGGCAACTTTGCTTGGTTATATGTCAGTTGTTTGCTATGGTTTTGAAGAAGCAAAAGACATCATAAATGAGTATTTAGCCCCGTAAAGTTATCCACAGTTTTGGCGTTTTAGTCAAAAAGTTATGCACAATTCATCCACAGATTTTAGCCGTTTAATGCACAGCATATCCACAAGGCGGTAAGGCTACCATATAGCCGACCCTTAAAACGCGTCAAAACGCTTAAAAAGCCCCTTGGTGGGCATGATTAAAGTGCTAAAACAGGCATTTTTGGCTAAAATAAGGTTGTAAATAAACGCTTGCAAAGTTAAATTAGATAAATTAAGATTCACAAATCGCGTGGTGGCGATTAAATCTAGTGGGGCTACACATACTAACTGGCGGTTACTAGACCGTTCCACCAACCACCCTAAAAAGGTGGAGTTAGTAGTTGTAGCCCTTTTTTTTGGGGGAAAGAAATGGCTGAACGAAGAATGTTTGCAAAAACCATCATTGACAGCGATGCGTTTTTAGATATGCCTTGTTCCACACAATCATTATATTTTCATTTATCAATGCGTGCCGATGATGATGGATTTATAAACAACGCTAAAAAAATACAGCGAATGATTGGTTGCGCGGATGATGATTTAAAGATATTGATGGCTAAGAATTTTGTCATACCGTTTGAAAGTGGCGTGTGTGTAATTAAGCATTGGAAAATTCATAACCTTATTCAAAAAGACCGATATAAGCCTAGTGTTTACATTGATGAAAAGGCTAAATTAACTATAAAAAACAACAATGTTTACACAATGGATACACAATGTTTCCAAGATGTTGCCAAAGTGGAAGCACAGGTTAGGTTAGGTAAGGATAGTTTAGTTAAGGCAAGTAAACCTATTCGCGATAAATCGCTTGATGATGGATTTGAAGAATTTTGGCAAGCATATCCAAAAAAGGTTGGCAAAGATGCGGCGGCAAAGTCCTGGTCTAAGACTAAAGCCCGAATTGATGATGTATTGCCTGCATTAACATGGCAAAAAGAATCAGACCAATGGCGCAGGAATGATGGGCAATTTATACCAAACCCTGCAACATACTTAAACCAAGGGCGTTGGCAAGATGAACAGCCCGTTGTTGATATGAACCCATTCTAGGAAACTATATGATTGAAACTGATAAAAGACCATTTGCCGACATGATAAATGCGGTATTTTCTATTTATAACAAAAGCGCACCCGAAAAGGAAATGTTGCGTATATGGTGGCATAAATTAGAACGCTTTGAATTTAGCGTTGTTGGTAAGGCTTTTGATACATGGACAGACACACCTAACAAATTGCCACAGCCTGCCGACATCATTGCCTTATGCAAGCCAAGGGAAGATGTTTACTTTGCATTACCATCGCCTGTTAATTATGCTGAAAACAAAAAACACATTGAAGAATTAACAACTTTTGTGGCTAAGAAACTTAAGCCAAAAACAGACCATCGGGCATGGGCAAAGCGCATTATTGAAAACCCAAATAATTTTCCCGAAATAAGCCTTAAGTATGCACAGGAAGCGATGGCTTTAAAATGACCATAAAAAGCCGCGAACACTTTAGTCAAATAGTCAGTTTTGCAAGCATGACACATGGCAAGTTAGCCCCAACAGATTTTGATGCGTTTATTGAATTTAATGATAGGTTGTTTATTATTATTGAAACAAAGTATTTAGACGCACAAATGCCAACAGGTCAGCGATTGGCATTAGAACGAATATGCGATGCAATCTTTGAATCGGGCAGGATAGCAACGGTATTAGTAACAAGTCATAACACGCCTAAAGGTGAAGATATTGATTTGGGCAATACAATTCTTACTAAAATCCGATGGGAAAAAAAATGGGTTGAAATAAATAGCGGTGAAAAATTAAACGATGTTGTTAATAAACTAAAAGACAAATACATAAAATGAAATGGCAAAAACTAGACAACTATTGCATTAAATCGGGTGAATGGTTTATTGCTAAGTATTACAAAGCCGATGGAACAATTAAATACGGCTTATCACATAAAAACACTAATCATGGTTATTTTGACAGCGCAAAAGACGCTAAAGACAAAGCGGAAGAATTGAACGATGGCAAAGTGTAAAGAATGTGGGCAAGAAGCCAAACGGTCATTACCGCAGAACAACCGATTGCATTTATTATTTACTGAAATTGCCGCCAATGTGCCTGCCGCCGATGGGCTTTATCATAACCATCATTGGTGGAAGATAATGTTTAAGGATAGATGGTTGGGATATAATGAATGGAAAACATCAAGCGGCAAAGTAATTACCGAATTAAAATCAACGGCTGATTGCAATGTTGCTGAATTAAACGATTTTATGGCACGCGTAGAACGATGGGCGGCTGAACACAATATATGGTTACAAGATTAAATGACAAAAGCAGAACGGCAACATTTTGATAAATTAAGTCAAATCGGATGTATTGTTTGCCATCGTGAGGGGTTGGGTTATACAATGCCACATATCCATCACATAAGACATGGTGTTGGCATGGCACAAAGGTCGCATTATTTATTAGCAATACCCTTATGCCCTTTGCATCATACTAACGGCGGACATGGCGTTGCATTTCACGCAGGAAAAAAGACATTTGAAGCCAAGTATGGAACAGAATCGGAATTGCTAGAACACACCACAAAGATTTTAAGGGGCGAAATATGAAACACACATTTAACATCAACGAAGCGCAGGAAACTGTTGGTTCGTTCTTTTTAACGCTATTTATAAACTAACATTTTTAAAGTAAGGGGAACACCATGAAAGCAGTTGAAGCCGCAGTTAAGCAACTTGTTAGCACATACCGTAGCGTTGTTGAAGATGCACAGCGTTATACACTTGAACCAGCCGATGTAGCAAAAGCATTAGCCGATGCTAAAGACGGTTCAGTTGAACAAACAGTATTATTAGTATTAGCCAAACTTAATCCAGTTGCCGACAGTTCCAAAAAATAATAAGTGCCGCGAGTTAGGGTGTAACAATCCTAAAACAACGCGGTCTTGTTTCTGTAATGAACATGGCGGTGGCATAACGGATAAGGGTAAGGCTAACAGCAAACTATACTCAAGTGCCGCATGGAAAAAACAACGCACAATACAGTTAAGCCAACAGCCGTTATGTGCTGGTTGCTTATGTGCAGGTAAAGTGGTGCAGGCTGAACACATAGACCATGTGTTTCCACATAGGCAGAACAACGATAAGTTTAAGCGCAACATCTATCAGTCCTTATGCCAATCGTGCCACACACTAAAGACACAAATGGAAGCGCATGGGCAATACTTGTATTACACACAAGACGGAGTGCATACCTATACGGATGCCGATTACAATATAATAGTAGGATAAGACATGATTAAGCCACGCAGTAAAGTAAGGATAGAGAAATCAACACGCACACGACAAGCCATCATGGATGCTTGCCATTACGATATATTAACTATCAGACAATTAGCGGAACGGTTAAACATACCATGCCAAGGCATTAACATCCACCTGCTTAACCTAGTAGAAGATGGCTATATGTCTAAACATGAACGCGTTGCTAAAGTCAATGGTCAATGGGCTTGTGGTTACACAACTATAAGCGACCAACCTTATGTGTGGCGTTATCGCGACCCTGCAAAGAACATAGAACAGCCCGATGAACCATTACCTGAAGTGCCTGACATGGACATAACGCTTATGGTTAAACTTGGTTACACTAACATCATTCCACGCGCAGGCAAGGTGCATCAAGGCTTTATGTCGTATAACCCACAAAAACGCGCCATAAATGAATAACTTAAAGATTTGGGGTATGCCTAACAAG